TATACGAGAAGCAAGAAGACGTGTTCCATCCGATTTTCTTTTCCGTGAGTTTCTCCAGCGTGATAGTCGGGCTTGGGCTAACCGCATAGCTAGTCCCTATAGCCGCCTCCGGCTTTCTTGTAAGCAGCAGCAACCATCTGGGCTTTACGTGCTGACCACTGCCCCGGGCGACCGCCCTTGCTGCCAGCCTTGATACGGTTGAAGATGCGCTTTCTCATTCCGGGCTTAGTGTAGTTGCCAGCCTCATTAACTCGACTTTTGCTCTTAACTTTACCGCCTTTTTTGTAGCCAGCCTCTCCAATCGTGCCGCCTTGCGCTTTCTTTTCAACGCCCGTGATTTTGCCAGCATTGGCTGTTGCGTAGAAGACCTGCTCACCCTTCTTTCCCCCGTATGTGCGTTTCATGCTTGCCATGATATCTTTGCCTTTTTTAGTGAGGGGCATATCTACTCTCCGTCTTTCATCATCTTGCAGAGACGAACGGCCCGCGCACCCACCTGATTAGCCCACCGGGAATCCATCATCTCGTCTCCTGCACGGATGTAATCCCCTTCGTGGATACCGGCCCACATATTCTTAAACTTACGCAAACGAGGGACACCCAGATTGAAGGCCATATCCAGCAACACGCGAATACGCACATCATCTAATCTTTCCAAGCACGGGTGAGCATCGAGTAGTTCACGTTCCACGATGTCGATGTCGTTGCCTAGCAGGAACCGTGCATCTTTCTCTGTAATCCCGTTGGTGTGTATTTCTTCCCGCAACAGATTCATGTGCATCAGTTCACCATCCGTGATGCCACGATCTTCTAGGTTGCGACCTACCCCAATCGTATCAATACCCAAAGTATCTTTGTATACTTTGAGTTCCAATCCCTCGTGCAGGATAAGCTGATCAATCAGTTTTTCGCGGTTGTATTCCATGAGACCTACCTTCGTTGTTCATCCATACGCCAAACGCACCTGTCATAGCACCCATTACAACGCTTACAAATGCGGATTGTGCTGCTGTGGGGTTGTCCAAGTTCATAAACCATTCTGCACAACGCCAACTCATAAGAGTCATAATCGCCATCATCAGGCGGGGAAGTATCTTCCATTTCAAGAATGTTTCTACTGTCATGTCTAACCGAAGTAATTCTTGGGCTTGTTGCGCTTATTGACCCGCTTTTTATGAACGCCGGGTCTGCGAATACGCCGCTTCTCTATCTTGGTTGTAGCGAATAACTTTGCCATTATTTCTTTCCAAAGAATTTCGTTGCCGATCTGACTCCAAAACTTGCAGCAACAATAACGCCCAAGCTGTACTGGTACCATTCAGGCATTTGCTCCAACTGTTGAAATCCATTTTGGACCACCGTTTCCATTCCGGGTATGAAGGCAAGAATAAGGGGTATACTAAATAAAATAGTCAGCCACTCATCTTTCCACGAGTTCTGACTACCTTTTGCCATCTCCAGATCCCAGTCGATCTCTCCGGTGGCTTTCTTTTCCATGATAGTTGCTTCAGCCTTTGCTTTAGCAACCTTTGCTTCGGAATCAGCGCGGGTCTTCTCAACCTTGCCTTTCATCCATGTTCCGGCCAACTCTGATAGGGGGCCAATAAGTGCCGCTAACATTTCCACCTCTTCCGTGCTTGACGCAAACGGCTGTTCGGATTCTTTGCTGCTTTAGGAAACTTTTTCATTTGACCAGCAGACCGCGCACAGAAAGACTTGCGCCGCTTTGCTGCCTTGCTTCCCGGTTTTACTTTTCCGGTGACTGCCGTTTTAAGTTTAGATCCGGGGTTCTTTCTTCGGTAGGCTTTGACCCCAGCTTCCGTCATACCAGCACCCTTTTCCGTGGGACGGAAGTTCTTTTTGTTGCGGGCTGGCATCTTATCAGGTTTACGTGCCATTGTGGGTTTACTCCCGGCTGGGTTAAGAGCCTTATATCATAAAAAATAAGGGTTGTCAAGGGGGCAAGTTGCCCTGCCCCCCGACAGGTTAATTAGGCGAACGCCGCAGCAGTTTCGCCAGAACCCAGTTCTGCCATCAGTGCGAACACGCGAACCTTGCCAGCAAAGTCAGCAGTGTCAGCAGACAGATCCAGTGTGTCTGCAGAGGTATACAGCTTCGGAGTAGCACTCATTTCTACGCCGTTTGCTGTGTTACCGTCCAGATCTGATACCCACAGATCCTCGTCTGTGTCGCCCAGATCAATCAGTGAACCTGCACCACCAGCAGTCAGAATTTCAACACCGGCCATCAGGACCAGAGTGTTGGCGTTCATCTCGATTGCTTGCACAACGTCAGTGGCAGCAACGATGTTGGTAGTGGAAAAGTCCAGCACAACTTCAACCAGTTGCGGCTTGATGCCAACAGGAACGCCAGCAACAGCATTAGTTACAGTGTAAGTAGCCATTATCTAGTCTCCCTATTAGTCAAGGCTAACAACGCCGCGAACGATCGCTTCCGGACGCAGAACTTTGCGACCGAAGACATGCAGACCGCGAACGATGTCGCTGAAGGTTTCGGTTGAACGCACAACTTCCGTCTTCGCAATGTGCGAAGCAGTTGCGGTTGCTGACATGTGGCCACCCAGAATCACGTTCTCAGTGCCATCAGTTGCCAGACCTGACAGTGTTACTTGGTCAGTGCCACCGTTGGAAACGAGGGCGGTTGACTTGTAGCACTGGAAGCCAGCAATGTTGCCCAGCGAAACAAGGCCATTACGCAGTGGGGAAGTTGCATCGCCAGTTACCTGAACTTCTGCAAACTTCGCACCAGCTGAGAACAGGTGCTTGTAGAAAGCCGGAGGAGCAACAAACCAGCGGTTCTCTTCCGGAACTGACTGGTTGTCGAGGGCTTCAGCCATTGCCAACATGGTGTTAATGGCAGTGTCACCCGGAGTTCCTGCGCCGCCGATGTCCAGTGCAGCACCCAGAGTCCCGATACCGGAAATTTGAGCAGTAGCAGCACCGGACTCACCATTCAGGCCAGCATCAGTGGCCATCAGGTCGAGGACGTTGGCATCATACTTACGCTTCAGTGAGTATGCACCAGAGGAGGTGGCCAGAGCCTCGAAGTTGACGTGTGACTGACGTTCTTCGATGTCGTCAATCTTAAACGCAAATGCGTTCGCTTGGTCAACAACCATAGTGGTTTGATCGTCAGCCAGATCCTGCGGGTTCACAACGGAACCACGAGCATAGCTGGAGACGGTAATTGTCGGTTCTTTGATGATCCGAACGGTATCGCCAAAGTTCTCAATTTCACCCGCGTAATCAGTATTCGTGATGTCTTCTGCAACCGAAGCACGCCGGAAGAATTTGAGGACTTTTTGGCTGAAAATTTCCGGGGTAAAGTTCCCGGAAGGCAGGTTATTATAACCTGATGCGCTATCAAAAGCCATTGGTCTTTCCTTCCAATTTTGAGGTTAGGTTAGTTGTTAAAGTCGATTCGCCCTTCAGCACGTGCGGTGTCCAACTCTTCTTCGAGTTTCTCGAACTCCCACGGCTTCAGCTTGGCGATTTGCGAAGCCTTCCAAATCTTACCGCCGGTTTCCTTTACTGCAACCTCTTTGGGTTGTGGCTTGGTTACGGCAGCGGCAGCATCTGCTGTCTTGCTAGTCTTGGAAGATTTCTTGGTGCTGATTCCAACATCAGCTTTGTAGAGGTCAATGACCCGTGCTGCAAGTTTAGCGTTGGTGTTGTTCTTGTAGATACCATCGCTAAGTGATTCCGGCTGTTCATCCAGCCATGCAAGGAACTTGTCGCTAGACTTGAGTTCGTTGAAATCGGGATGCAAGCGAAGGAGTTCCTCGTAGGCTTTGTCCTTCTCAAGTTTCTTTTCCCGTTCCTTGATTACATCAAGTTCTTCACGCAGCTTTGAAATGTGAGTTTCAGCTTGGAGAGTAGAGACAGTCTCCACAACCTCAAATACATCCGGATAGCGTTCCTTGAACTCTGCCAACTCTTCAAGAGTTTTGGGCGGTGTTACCCCCCGTGGCATTTCGTAGGCTCGTTCCTTGATTGACTTGAGTTGTGTAGCCAACTCTTCACGTTCACTCTTGAACTCTGCGATTTTCTCATCATAATGACGCTTCAGATCATCGTAGCGTTTCTTGTAATCGTGATCGCCCCCAGCTTCTTTCTTGGGTGCAAAGCTGTCCCCCGCTTCTTCTGCTACTTGAGGAGTGGCCTCTTCGGTGTCCTCTGTTGCTTCTACTTCCGGGGTTTCATCCTCGTCATCCGCGTATACATCATCTTTGTATTTGTTGCGGTAGAGATTCGGATTGTTGGTTGTTCCAAAGGAATCGTTTGCTTTATTGGCACGGTGGCCTCTTGCTTGTTTTGCCATTTTAGTTTACCTCATATTGCGGGGCCACTTGGCTGTGGGTAGCCGCTTCGGTTGTGCTGGGGCCGCGTTGCGGGTAGCCAGCGAATAACTTACGGATATTCGGGACTCTTGAATGTTCTGTAGAACTCGTGTCCCCCTAGTTCCGTAGCGTATTCTAAATCTTTGGACTCTCGCATCCATTGGCTAGGTGCGTTTGCTTTGGTGTAAAACAACGTGCCAGCAGGGAGTCGTCTAAATGCTGCGCGGTCAGGCTCCGTGTCCAGAGTATTTTCCGCTGCAGTAAATGTTTTTTCTAAACCTTCTGCTGCAAGCCCCTTGCGAACCTCCGTAAGTCTGTTATAGAGAGTAGTAGGTTCTAATCCAGAGAACTGAAAGGCCCCTTTACGGGTCTGCTGCAGCAAGACATCTTTTATGGTATTTACGTTTTTGAAATCACGGTAGTCAGATTCAGTCCTGTTCTTAACCACTTCCCCGATTGCTTCCATGCTTTCGAGGCTGTCTTTGGCTGCTGTTGTCTCTGTCAGAAGCAAAAGAGCAAGGGCTTCGCGTTCAGAAAGGCTGTTTATAAAGTCCCTAATCTCACTGCGCTTTCTTTTCCGCATACCAAAATCAGCAAACTTCTGAACAGACTCAGCAGGAACCGGGGTCTCTTCCATTGGGATGTCTTCTCCAACATCTCCACCTTCAGCCCTGCTGATAAAGCCGCCTGTTGCAGCTTGCTGGGTTTCCTGTTGTCTGCGGCGAACTTCTTCTTTGCCACGATTGTTGATTTTGTTGAGACGGTCGTAGCCGATGATTTTGGCAATCTGTGGTGCAACTATAACTTCACCACGCGATACTGCTACATCTATAAGTTTATCACCTGCAGCGGATTTGTCAAGCCCTGCCCCCGCTTTTGCTGCTTCTTTTTGGGCATTTTCAATCATTTTCTTGATATCTGCACTACCTGCAAACTCCACAGCGGCAGCGTTGATAACGAAGGTTCCCTCCGGCAACTCCGCCGGGACGTTATCTGCAACGGTCTGACCATCCGGCACTTGTTCCGGGGGACGATCAACAAAGCCAGAAGGCATCTGGGCTACACCACCCTGCTGCATACCTATGCGGCCACCTTTTGCCCATCCGTAACTGTAATCTGTAACATCCGCAAAGGATTCGGCGTAGGCTTGGGCTTGTTCGTCCCCGAAGCTGTAATCCTCTGAAGGCTGTCCCTCATCTTCCGGGGCAACTTGTGGAGCAGCCCTTACTGCAGCTGCTGGTGCTTCCTCTTCGGGCTGTGTGCCAGCATCCCTAAACCGCTGAATAGCTGCATTGACTACATTGCTAGGGGCCTCTGCCCCTTTTGCAAACATCGGGGCTTCTTTACGCAAATCAGACAACATACGGGTAGCCGTGTTGTAATCCACGTTGTAATAGTTAGCCAATTCTTGGGCTGCTTCTTTGGAACCATACGCTGCACCTTGCCCATAAGCATTTACAAACGTTCCGTATGCGGTGTAGTTGCCTCCTAGCTTCTGTGCAACTTCAGGAGGAAGAAGACCCGCTGTTCCTGTTGTTTTCCACGTTCCGGTATCTTCGTCATAGCTTTCCTGCATAGACCCCGGAATGTAACCCTTTAGGGTTTCTTCCAAAGCGCGGACTTGATTTTGTTCCAAGTCCTGCAAGTTACCATAATAGTTTCGCCTACCCGGTGCGCGAGTAATCTTTAGACCATTTAGTTCCATCATGAAGCCAGCGTTTAGATTACCCGTAGCCGGATCTGCTGCAGCTTGTATTGCGGATATATCTTTGGAATGGAAATACATGGCCGCATCCCATGCCGCACCAACTATCCCAGAAGGACGGTAGGAATCATTCCCAAAAGGGGCCGGTTTAGCCTCCCCACTCAAGACACCACCAATAATTCCGCCCATAGGAGCCATGATATCAGCAATTCCAAATATCGCCAATTCTGTCTTGCTTGGTTCTTGAAACTTGATATTGCCGATAGGAGAATCCACCATATCGGTCTTCTGGGCTTTTACAAAATCATCGTAGCTGGTGTAGTTAATGTTGCTGACGTTGCCGTAGACTACAGACTTGGTAGGATCAGATATGGCTACCCTGCCTTTGCCTAATACTGTTGCTGAAACTGGGGGTGCAATAGAACCGTCATCTTCAGGGGCAGCAGATACAGGAGACAACACAGAAGGCTGAACCTGTGTCTCGTCTTCATCTTCCTCTGCAATCGTCTTTACTTTGATTCCTGTGCCAAGAGTTTGGTTGTAGAAATCAACGTAGCTATTCGCATAATCTTCCGGAGACAACGTTGTAGATTGCGTGAAGAATGAAGGGAGAGTATCAGCCATTTTTTACTACCGCCTCGTGGTTAGATTTCAGTTTCGCCAGTGTTTCCAGTAAAGCCAGCTTCCCCTGCGCTTGGCGCAGTTCCGACTCCGATTGTGCCGTTACCACGGCCCGTATCATCGTTTCCCTGTATTCCTGCAGGTACTCCTCCATTAGGGGCCATTCCTTGCTGTTCACCAGCGGGGCCAGCTTCTGCGCTTGCTGCTTGTTGAGCATTTGCCATCATTCCTTGTAACATCTGAGCATAGAGTTGTGCTTCGTTGGTATCATTGACAAGGCTATCCGGATCGATGTCCTGTGTGATAGCCAGTTCCCGCATCAGGTTAGGTATCTTGATGAACGGGGCAAGCATCGGGTTAGCTACCGTCTGAAGCAACGAGGTAAGACGCTGACTGCGAACTTCCTTCTGCATCACTGCGGCAACACCGCGAGGCTTGATTTCCAAATCTCCTTCGATCTCCTCTACGTTGTCGTTGAACTGCATATTCCACTGGAAATATGATTCGCCCAACGGCTTCAAGAGGTAGTCATCGATGTTCTTGATGACAGTCTTCATGGACAGTCCTGCCGAACCCATCAACATGGAAAGGCCCGCTGCTGTCCGACCTGTGCCTGTTACACCTGTCTGCCCGTGCATAATTGACGGGATACCAGTCTCTTCATCCGCAAGCTGTCGGCTAATCTGATACATCTGGATGTTCTCAGGGGCCGTGTTTGGAAACTTGAGACCGTTGATTGCTGTTCCGGTAACACCCGACTGCCGCCGGAATATCTTACCGGGGAAGATATCCATGTTCTGACCGGGAACCAAGCTGGCTTCATCTACATCGAATACCAAGTTACCTGCCAGTGCAAGGTTATCGATTGCCATCCGAACGTGGCCGTTCATCAGCATCTGTGCATCTTCCATGTTTTCCGCAACACCAACACCCCAGATCTGATAGGGGTTGATTTCAAACGGGAACGCTTGGAACGGAATACGTGCCGGAGTAAACGGGTTGACTACACAACGAAGGACAACGTTACCGCACACCCAGACGTTGACCTGCATCTGGTCGAACTCTGACATATCCTGTGCGCCTTCCAAGCCAGCTTCTTCGGCAAACTTGGAATCGATGACACCCCAATACTCCAGAACCTCAAAGCGGTTCTCCTGATAGTAGGGTTCAGTTTCATCTTCACGAATGGTGTCTTCGTAGTATTTATCAACGTAGTTAGGCCCGCTGGCAATCGCTTCCTGAACTGCAGCCGCATCAAAGTGCGGACGCATAACTAGGGAACGCAACTGCTGGCGGTTCATCCGGTGACGCTGGATTACATACTCGCAATCCTCAATGCTTGTTGCAGATGGATCTGGATGGAAGTCCCACACAGATACCGTCTCGATACGTGGCACAATCTTCTCATACGGCATATATTCCCGTTCACCTTCGTCATTGCGGCCCCACTTGTGGACACGCTTGTAGAAGTTGAAGGGACCTTTGACAATACCCGTGCCTAGCAGGGCAGACTCAAAGATTGCCTTGCGAAGAACGTTGACAGCGTTGGTATCGAGAAGCTGGTCGTGAATACACTTCTCCATCTGACGTGCCATTTCCGCAGCAGGTTCCAACTGTGGTTCGCCCAACTTGGACTTACCGGGAACCAGCATCTCACCAAACTCTTTACCGTAAGAACCCAGATAATGAGCCTCACGTCCACCCGGGGGCAGGTCCCGGCCATCACCCGGAAACCCATAAGGGTCCATCGGCTGCTGCTGGGCTTCATCGAGAGGTGTCCGCATGTGAGCAAACTCCTCAATGCCTTCCGGCATGGGAGTGGACTCAACTACAATCGGAAACTTCTTATTGGCAAACAAGATATCGACAATTTGCCCGTAAGCCGCAAGGACCTTTGTTTTGGTAATCTTGATAAACACCTTAGAGCGTTCTGAATCCCGATACTGGGTGGTCGAATCGTAGATGCCACGAAAGTTCTTGTAGGCTTGCAGCCAACGTTGTTCGTGAGCATACCGACCGTTCTCAGCATCCTCGAATTTAGAACGAATAAGCCCAGCCAGACCGGGCATCTGCTCCGATGGGCTGTTTACCGGGATCGCCTGATCTTCTTCCGGTTCCAAGAAATTGTCAGCCATTGGATTTCCTTAGTAATCGCGTTCTTCAGCCAGTTTCATAACAGACGGGTCAACCGCTGTCTTAGTCATCTTCTTTGGCATATCTTCGGTCAGAGCATCGGTCTTTGCACGTGTGTCAAATTCCAAGCCTTCACGATACAGGGTTGATTCGCCCATGTTGGCATCAACAGAAGTCTTGTCGGAACCCATAATGTAAGATGCACCGTAGTTGTAATTATTCATCGGCATTGGTTTGTCTCCTTATCTATTGATAAATCCGGACATGCCTTGTCCGGTCATTGCCCGGGTGAGTCCGGACACAAATCCTTCTTGAGGAACTTGTTGTTTGATCTCTTCGGTTACAGGCTCTGCAGCGGCCTTTACAGCCTGTTCAGCCACTGGTAATGCTTCTGGGATACCTAGCGTAGCTTCTTCTAAAACTGCCCGTCCTGCGGCCTCTAAGGGGCTTGCTCCTGCCTCTTGTGCTTCCATAAAGGTGGGAACTGCCCCCACAGCAGGAACAGCCTTTAGAAGAGGCTTAAAATTCAGCTTCCGCAGCTTTTCTTTTAAGTTATCAGAGAAATCATCCGGCGACTTGATGTTTGTCAAATCCGTTGTGGTCTGTGCCTTTGCCTTCGCCCGTTCTTCAGCGCGGATTTCCTGTTCGCGTATCCGGCGTTGCTCTTTCGCACGAATAGCCGCTTCGTCAAGTTCACCCATCTGGCTTTCAAGTTCGAGGCGTTTCTTCTCAGCTTCTGTAGCTGTCAGCTTCAGTTCTTGACTACGGGCTGCGCGGACATCCTCAATCAGATCTAGGTCCGCATCAGAAAGTGTACCCTGAACTTGTGTGCCTACAATCTCTTTACCACGAGGAATGACAGCAAGTTTTGGAGCATCCTTTACAGTCAGACCTGCAGCGTTCACATTCATAGCTGCGGGTAACTCATTCAAGGTTGATAAGCCCAGCACCTCACCATACATGTTTTGCAAGGCGCGAAGGGCTTGCTTGGCTGTAGTTCCCTCTGAAGTAATAACTTGTGACGCATAGTGCTTGCGAGTAATATCTTTCAGGCCATCTATTGTTTCATCGATAGATGCGTGGCCCATAATTGCGCTTGCTTCTTTTGCGTAGCCTAATTCATTTACGATAATTGAAGGAATAATCTTACGTAAATCGGACGCACCCTGTATGGGTCGCCCCATTACTTTTTCAAAAGGCTTAAACTTCGCTGCAATTCCACCCGGTTTTTTGATTGCGGATGTCATTTTGCTAACAGTCGTATCGAATATGTAATCACGACCTGCTGCTTTTGCTTTTTCTGCTTCGTCTCGTAAAATTTCTAGCGCAACCTCTGGAAGATCTAACTCGTTACGAATTTTATTTCCGCGCCTATACTCATTGGTAAAAGATCCAGTTTCAAAGTCAATATCCGACACTTTAATTCCAGCAACTTCGCCGGGACGCAGGGGAACAAGAGAGTTAAATGCAACTGCTGCACGTGTAGAAGGCTCTTCAATAGCCGCAATACCCTCTGTCAAAGCAGTGAGAGATTTCTGTGCTTCGGGAACAGCCTTGAAGGCTTTTGTTCGGCGGGCTTGCGTTGCTTTTTCCAAACCAAGAGAACGAGCCTTGCCTTCTGCTTTAAATACGTTAGGAGGCGCGGGAAGGTCTGCTACAGCAGCTTGTTTTTCTACTGCAGTCTGAACAGTAGCAAGATTTGTAAAGTTTGCTTCTGATCCAACTTCGTTCAGTTTGGTAAGAAATTCAGAATCCCCGATAGTGAACCACGAATCATCCAGAGACTTACCGGCAGCTTGCACAGCTTTACTAACAGAAGACTGACTTCCTTTCGGACCCATACCAATAGCCTCGCCAATAGTAAGGGTTTGATTCTTGATTTTATCTGCTATGTCTGCCATACCTAATACCCAAAGACTTCATCTTGAACTTTGTGGACCTGATTCTTAATTGCGCCTAGCTGTTGGTGAATCGATGCGTAACCGGACATCCGTGTCATCACCATGTAGCGAAGGGCATCGTAGGCGTGGTCCTCTGCCTTTGTGTCCACATCTTCGCTGTTTGTTTTAGATAATGGAATACCCGCCATCTGCTTAACAGTGTTCTGGCAGGTTGCAAAAATACGTAGCCGGGGTTCCTCTGTGTAGGGGTCGTTGGCCAGTCGTCTATGTAGTTCCATCTTCCCCTGCAGCCTGTTGCGGTCTGATGGTGTCCAACGAACACCTACCCGCATCATGGTCTCTGCTATGGATGGGCCGAACCCTGTCTTGTTCCAACAGGATGAATCTAGCACGGTATAGTGGGGAAGTGGATCGAGTTGTTCTGCTTCTAGTATTCTATCGGCCAATTCTTCTGCTGTCAAGTGCTTGGCATACAACTCACGATAAATCCAGATATTGTTATCCCAATCAATAGCCCCCCACAGAACGCATGACGGACTCGCGTAGCCGTAGTCTGCCGCCCGTATGCGGGGCCAATTTGTAGGTAACTCGAAAGGTTCGACAACGTGTCGTCTCCGTGAAAATTCTGGGAAAGCTGCACCCTCTGCAACATCCCAGTCCCCTTCGAGCAATCTGCGGCGTTCTACTTCAGGTAGGGAACGCAGCATGGCTTCGTATTGGCCATCGGCCATCAAGAATGGGTTGTCTGTCAACCGTGCCGGAACAAACTTCCGGTAGAACAACGGCTGTCCTTCTTTCTCGTGGCCCGGTGGCCACACAAATGGGTTGCCTGTCTCTACATCAAATGCCGGAAAAGGCTTGTTGGGTTCCGGACCATCTATGTAGGTCTTCTTGACCCACCAGCCACCAACACCCCCGGGGTTAGCTGTTGCCCGCATATAGAGATGCTGCTGGAGTTCCGGGTCTGTGGCACGTAGTCGGGAACGCAGATAGTCCCACACGTAGGGCGTGGGATACTGGGTGATTTCGTCTATCCCTATCCAGTTGAACGCCTGACCCTGAAAACGGGTCACGTCCTTGTCTTTGTCGAGGTAGGTGAACCAGATGGTTGCACCGGATGGGAAATGCCACGTGGACTTTGATTCGCGGAACTTAGCCCCGGGGAACGCCTTCGTATAGAGTTGCCGGGACTTGTCAATCAGTTCGGTCAGTTCGTCTAAGGTGCGGCGAAGAAGCAAACCACGATGATTAGGGTTGTGGCAGAAACGCAAAGGATCAGCCAACAGCGCGAAGGATTTTCCTCCACCTGCTGCCCCACCGTAGAGGACATCTCTTTCAGACGATGAAAGAAACTCTTCTTGAGGTCCCGGATTAGGCTGGAATACGACCTCAGACTCGCCCACAAGGTCAGAGACAGACTTAGGTAGATTTTGTAAATCTCCCATGTCAATAGTGGCTGTGCTTTTTCCCTGCAGAGCCTTCTCAACTTTTCCAGCGGCTTTTTGAACCTTTTGAGCATAGTTCCGTTGATCCCGTGCTACCTGTGTGGTCTTGGCTGCACGTTTCTTTGCAGCGCGAACCTTCTTCTGTGTTTCTCGTCTGGCCAGTTCTGCCCGGGAGTAGTTGTAGACTGACTTGGGTTCACCGGGCTGTTTTTTGGGCCTACCGCGTTTTTTCGGCTGATTTGGCTGCTGTTCGTCCACGACAGACTTTACCCCCTTTTGCCATTTCTTCTCTAGGTGCAATACGTGGCTTTCTCTTCGGGACATACATACCAGACTCTGTATCATATCCTTTTCCGGACATGTTCATGTCTGTCTTGTATTCGTTTGCTTTATCTCGTCTGCTCTGACGGATCTTTTCCGCCCTTTTTCCACCTAGCACTGTTGCTGAACTAACGGGCTTGAATGTTTCAGAATCAAACTCACGTAGACGCACCCGACTATTCAACAGGTCGTTAGTTGACTTGTCTTTGGGGACTGCAGCAATATTTTCATTTGCAACAATTTCCTTGTAGATTTTCTGCTGCCCGGGGGACAGCTTATCTATTTCCGACTTTGTAACCTTACGAAATTTAGTGTTGAACTTCTTTCTAAATTTATCATATTCATCGAGTGCCATGATTGTTCCTTATCATCCGTCTATGACGACTTCCTTTTTTGGGGGCAGCAACACAACGCCGTGAACAGCTTGGACGTTGTGGTTGATTGTCTCCTGTTTCGCCAAACCAACACGATTGAGAAGGGATTCCGCTGCGCGGAAACGAAGATCGTCCCCTCGTTCCGGAACGTGGTTGTCAATCGTGCCAATTACCCTGTTCGCAGCCTTCAAGGCATTAGCTGCCAACAGATGTTTCGTCCGATCTATGATTTCATCGGACAACGTATCCTTCAGCCACGTCACAGAGCCGCGTGAGTAGCCCGCATCTAGGGCTGCTTGCGTCACATTACCCCCATTTTCAAACAACAGGTCTAGGAAAGACTGTTGCTGGGCCGTGAGTTCGCGCTTCTTGTGCTGTT